TCCAGAACCCGAAAGAAAGAGCTGCACCAGCAAGAACTAACGTCGACCAAAATTGCCCCATAGCCTCTTTGCACCTATTGAAAAGCCGCTTAGCGGCTTCAACAAAGGTTGTGCGCAAGGTCCCAAGCAAAGTTGGTTGCTCCACATGATCCTTGAACTTAGTTTGATACAAGACTTCGCGGTAATAGGCGTCAAGTTGCAACTCGCACCTCTGGTCGACGGGTTGGTTGGAACCCTTAATCACCGCATTGTCAATACAAAACTTGGTGTCACGCAGAACACGGTCCTTGAACACAATCTCATGATGCACGGACTCTGGCGTGTTGCCGCAATGAGAGCAATACTTCACCTTCCTAAAGGCTTGGAAAGCGAACATTTCCTCCCCACGGCAATAGCAATAAGTCGAACAAGGATGGCCAGCTTGGCCAGACTCCCGAAGGTACTGCTGCATAGCCTCATCATCGGGATTTCCCAACTCATCGATGAAATACGACGATGCGTTTGGACCCTGTGTGACAATGGTTTTACCCAATCTATCAACATAGGCTCTCACACCTTTCGCATCATTAATATCTAAGGTCGAAAGCTGCGCTGCAAAAGCCCTAGACTTGCCAACCTTGATATTGTGGATGTTCATCCTGGAATCGAATTGGGTGAGAATGTCCTCAAGGACTTCTCCAAAAGTCATGCGCTCACCAGCCACTTGACCATTAGAGGGGTCAAACTTCTGGAACCTGAGCCAACAGCCAGAGGAAGATAACAAATCGTCAGTCACTAACGAAATGTTGAGCTTACCCTGGTCATCAGCAAATTCTGGAAGTAAGACAGCCCTATAATTGGCATGCATACGCCTATAAAAGGCTTCGGGAGTAGCAAGCTGGTCAGTGGCTCGACCAAAATCCACCAAATTCGTTGTACACAAAATCAACTTCGAGTCGAAGAAAATGGCACCCTTCCGCTCAAGCGACGCTTGATTGGTCTGGGTAGGGACTTGGTTGACCCACTGAATAAACTTTGGAATCACTACGTCATTGGACTCCTTGGAATAACCAAGATCATCCAACAAGACAATAGCTTGGTTATTATACCCCGAATCAAACGTTTCAGCCAAATTGGGGGCCCAAACGACATTGGCGGTAGTCCCACCAACGAAATCACTATAAGCACGCGTGGAAAGCAGCTTCCGGGCAAGCACATCCTGGATAGCCTTTGAAATCAAAGACTTGCCAATGCCTGGAGAACCAGAAAGCGTTATAACAAACGGCTCAACGCGTTCGGCATTACCAAATGCTCCAAACCCTCGAAGTTCGGAACACAAGGTATAAACCAAGTTACGCAAATCTCGATGTTGGGC